AATAAGAACAGTAAAAAAATGTATGTAAAAATTGAGTTTATGATTGGGAATACAGTATATATTATTGACAAAAAAGGTAGTTTACAGAAATCTAATAAAACTGTAAAAACTAAATACGAAACTAATTATAAGAAAATTGAAAAAGATATTGAAATAAATTTGAATGGTAAAGACAGAATTAGAACAAAACAGATTATTGAGGAAACAATTGGAGCACAGGATATATTCTTATTGTGTAATATTGTTTCGAATACTTTATCATATTCACTTTTGAATACAAGCAATGTTGAAAGTATTAAAAAGTTTTCATATCTGTTTAATTTAGATAAATATGATGATTTATCAAAAAATGTATCAAAAAAGATAAAATTACTTACTGATAAATTTAATATTGAAAAAGGGAAATTATCAACTTATGAGAGTTTTGAAAATTCGTGTGTTGATAATTTAAAATCACAGTTAGATGACAAAATAGAATCAAAAAATATTTTTACACTAGAATTAAAAGAACACACGACAAATATAAATAAATTAAATAAGAAAACCAAAGATATAAGTAAACAAATAATTCTGCTAAAAAAACCATTAGAATCCTTAGAAAAATTAGAGTTAGAAAAAGAACAATTGAATAAATTAATTAAAATTCACCCAGAATCAACCATGGAGGAATTATATTCGCAAATATACAGTGTTAAAGAGAGTAATTTAGATAAATTAAAGTCTGAATTTAAAGAATATCAAAAATGCCAAGAGCATATTGAATATCAAGTATTTACAGAGAAATTTACCGACAAACATTTGTATAAACAACAAAATAAACTTAATAATGTAAATAATAAACTTAAAGAATTAGAAAAAGAATTATCAGAAATCATTAAAGATGTTAAAGATTTAGATGAAATAAATGATCCATTTGAAGTAATGGAATTGCCAGAAAGACATGTATTGGTAAATAAACTAATTGATTCAAAGGAGATTCTAAAACGAAAAGAACTTATTAAGGACATATATGATATTGAAAAAATAGAGAATAATATAAAGGAGAATGATGATATTCTATTTCATAATAGCGACTTCATTGCAAAAGAATCTAAAGAATTACAAAAGGAACTATCTAAATACGCATTTTTCAAGAATGATGTTTATAAACCAGCCGAAACCCGTTTGTTTTTGAATCGAATTAACATTTTCTTAAGCCACATTAAAACAGAAGACGAATTAACTCAAATTAAAAACGAGAATGATAAGGCAAAAAAAGAACTACAAAAAGGATTAAAAATTAAAAAACTAAATGATGAGATAATAACATTTAATAAAATAATTGATGATAATATTATATTTAATGAAAAAATTAAAATAGACAATGAAAAGATTAAACTAGATATTATTAAAATAAAGTATTTTGAATGTAATCAATTGATAGAATACAATAAAAGCGAATATACCTTTTTTGTCAATAATATTCAAGAAATCACAGAGATGATTAGATATTTTTACTTGAAAGACATAATTATGAAAATGGAATCTAATTTAGATTCAAAGTATAAAATAGAACAACTGAAACATAATAACAGATTAAAAGAAATAACTGAGAATATCGATATGTGTATAAAATATAATCAGCATAATGAAGAGAATGATAGATTAATAAAATATAAAAGCAAGTTAGATAGGAAAATTGAAATAATTAGAAATTATATCAGTGAATCTAATCAGAATATAATCAAATTAGAAACAGAAATAACATACGACTCCAATAAAATAAAAGAAACGGAAAATATCATAATGAAACATAAGGCATGTAAAAGCGAATTGGATGATATTAAAGACACGTTGTCAATTTATGAAATGTATAAAACGTTAGTTGATAAAAAATGTATTCCGTCTATTTTGCTGAAAGAAAAGTTAAAATTTATTGAGAATGATATTAATATACATTTAGATGGATTAGTTAGTTTCAAAATTGAAATGTATATGGATGAAACCTCTAAGTTTACATTGAATATTATTAAGAATGATAATATATTAAAAGCGTATATGTGTAGTGGTTATGAGCGTTTCATATTAAATATTATGATGAAAAACAGTCTTAATAGATATTCTTATAATAATAAAAGTAATATATTCTGTATAGATGAGGGATTAGATTGTATAGATGATAATAATTTAAAAAAGTTTAAGATAGTATTAGAAAGATTGCGAAATACATATAATCATATTCTATTAATTTCACAAATTGATAGAATAGATAAATATATAGATCATCAGATATTGATAGAACATAAGAATAATTGTAGTTATATTATCTAAATATACAAACGATAATTTTTTATTCATAAATTTATGAATAAAAATAATATAAATAATATAAATAATAAAACATAATATGAAAAAAATTTATCCCTGGTAAATATAATGGAAAGTATTATTCAACAATGTAGAGATAAATATTTTGAATTAGCACCCTCGAAAATACATGGTATTGGAATAATCGCGATACGATCAATTCCAAAAGATACTTTCTTATTTGAAGATCCTATTAAAGCACAATTTATTCCATATGAAACATTATATAGTAATGGTGTTCAAAAAGGTGTGATAAAATCATTAAATAAGCATTTTGCCCATAATAAAGAAGGAATAGAGTTACCAACTAATATAAATTATATTCAATTTGTTAATTTTATAAATCATTCTAAACAGCATAATACAAGATGTATTTCTGATTTACATTCTAATAAATATTACACAAATAGACGAATACAAAATGGAGAAGAATTATGTATTAATTATTTAGAAAATGATTATTGTCCTTCATGTATAGACTTTAAAGTTAAATAATTTATTATAAATAATTTATTATAAATTATTTATTATAAATAATTTATAATAAATATATTATTCAGTCGTAAAATCTATGATGGTTTCATATAATAAATTATTCTTTAATCCCATCGCTTTAACATTTAATTTCATATCATTTAACTCACAAGTCGCAACTGCCATTTCACTAATTAATATATCATTAGAGTTATTATCAACATTATGTGTTCTTAATTCAGAGGATGATCCAATTATAAATTGATGGACTTTATAATTATTATAATTACGAATTAAATGTTGAAAGGTATGGTCGTGTCCAGCAAAATAGACTTTGACATTATATTTTTTGAATAAAGGATAAAGAATTTTAATTAATTTAAGATTCTCACGATAATTCCCATTACTAAATAATGGATAATGACCACATACAATTTTTATTAAATCACTGCTTTCTGATAAAGTTCTTTCTAACCATCTTAAATGTTCACTATGTTTATTTTTACCAACTTTACTTTCAATTAATTCTTTATTTAAATCAGGACCATCTAGTGTTAAAATCTGTGTATCAATAAACCATATTCCAAGGTTATGTTTTGGATATTGCTTATAGTAATAATAATTTGGCATATTCCAATTATAATTTTTAAATAATATCTGTGTCTGAGGAGTTCTGTGATAATCATGATTTCCTAAAATAGCATACATCGGTTTATTAAAAATATAATTTAAATGTTTGATATTTTTCCATTGATATCGTGTTTTATCATCTATTCCAAATGGATAAAAATTATCACCTAATATAATAGCAAATTGATTATAATCATATCCTCTATTTTGAACTAATTGATAAAACTCTTTATTGTATACTCCTATATCACCCATAACGAACCACTTTAATGGTTTTACATCGGTTATTTCAGTATTATTAGTATATATTGAATACATTATTAGTATGATTATTATAATTAAAAAAACTACGTGTAAATTCATATAATTTACAAAAGATAATTTAATCAAAAGAAAAATATAATAATTTTAATATAATAATTTTAATATAAATTATTATATTTTTAAAATAAATTATAATAATTTTAATATAAATTATAATAATTTTAATATAAATTATAATAATTTTAATATAAATTATTATATTTTTAATATAAATTATTATATTTTTAATATAAATTATAATAATTTTAATATAAATTATAATAATTTTAATATAAATTATTATATTTTTAAAATTTATCTAACATATATTTTTCTCCCTTTACTTTTATAATATGTACCACCGCGAGGACCTTTATAAAGTTTTCTAATTCTTTTATTTTTAATACATTTTATTTTAGTAGCTCTTTTAGGTTTCTTACCACCAGTAGATCTATCTATAGATTCTTTTAATTTATTAGCGGACGTATTATATATACCCATTGTACTTGCTAGAGTCCCTTCTGCTGTTGAAAGTACACCTATACTAGCTTCGCCTACGCCTTCCACAGCACTACCAGTTCCGGACTCATTCGGATCACCACCTCTCTGTCCATAAAGCTTATCAAAAGCTTCTAGTATCGTTCCATATTCATCTTCTAAATTTTGTTTATCAGTTTTTATCTTGACGTAGTTGTCCGGGTGGATATCATAGAATTTTGTGAAAAAAGCCATAATATTAGGTGATGGTTCGGATTTTGTTCCTGAATCTGATTTAGAATCTGATGATGGTGGTGGTGGTGGTGGTGGTGATGATGGTGGTGGTGGTGGTGGTCTTTTTGGTTTCGGTGGCATTCTATAATATTAATTATTAAAAAAAATATAATTTATAATAATTAAATCACTAGAATTTATCATCATTTATATCTGTTTGTATAGGATGTACCCATCCGTCTATATTTACTTATTTTTCTACCTCTTTTTTATTTTCTTCATTATCTTCTTCTTCATCTTCATTATCTTCATCATCTTCTTCATCATCTTCATCATCTTCATTATCTTCATCATCTTCTCCATCTTCATTATCTTCTCCATCTTCTTCATCATCTGATATTTCAAAATTCTCTAATATTTCATCGTCACAACCATCACAATTTTCATCATCACAACATCCATCAGCAAAATCACCGGGCATTCCACCCATCATCGAAGACATATCGGGCATTCCACCCATCATCGAAGACATATCGGGCATTCCACCCATATCCGGTAATTCATCGTCTTCCATATCAAATTTATCCCAATTAATTGAAACATTATATTGATTCTTATTTTCTAATAATTGTTTCCATTCAACTTCTTCTTCTTTTTTAAGATAAAATTCAAATATTCTATTCTTATTATATTTTGATTCTTCTGATTTAATTTTTTTAAAAAATGTCATATTTACTTCATACTCACCCTGCTTAAATACTAATGAACTTTCTTGTATTTTAATTTCGTAATCTTTGGGTTCTAATTGAATATCAAGAAATATATAAGTATCATTTTGAGACCATTGAATTGTTGGTGTTTTCATTATTTATCTATAAAAATTAAATCTTTAAATTCATTACGTTTATTTTAAAAGTTTTTATTTAAAAGTTTTTATTTAAAACTTATAATTTTAAAAAGACTAATGAATTTAATTATTGATAATAGAGAGAATGACTTAATTCAATTAATCGAAAAATTTGACATCGATTTTGAGAAAAAAAACTTAATATTAGGTGATATTTCTTTTAATAAAGATGATAATGAATTATTAATAATTGAAAGAAAAACTTTAGCAGATTTATTAGCCTCTATTAAAGATGGAAGATATAGAGAACAAAAAATAAGATTAATAAATAAGCAAAAAGATAAAATACAAGTATATTATTTAATTGAGGGTGATATATATAATCATAAACAGAAAGATTTAATAATTTCATGTATATTTAATACAATGATCCGTGATGATTTAAAAATTATTTATTCTCGTAATCTAAATGATACACTATATATTATTCAAAAATTAATTAAAAAAACTATAGAATTTCAAAAGATTATGCTAGATAAAATAAATAATATAGATAATAAAAATGATATAGATAATAAAAGCAATTATTCTAATGTAATTAAAAGTGAAAAAAAATTAAATATGACTAAAGATATTTGTTATATAGCAATGCTTAAACAGATACCCGGTGTATCTGCAAAATGTGCGAGTGTAATATTAAAAGAATATTCAAGTATTACAGATTTAATTATAAAATATCAAACATTAGAGAATGAAAATGATAAAAAAAATCTATTAAAAAATCTTATTATAGAGAAAAATAAAATTGGTCCTAAATTATCTGAAAAAATTTATAATTATTTAATTTAATAAATATAAATACTTTTAAAATATTTACTTTCAAAATTATAAAAAATGAATTTATTTATAGATAAATTAAATAATATTAATATATATGAATAATCTTAATAAAGACATTCTATTAATAAAAGAAACTTTTCAAGCATATTTAAATGTAATTGATATGTTAAAAGAGAGAGGATATCAAGTAATTGATAATGAAATTTTATCAATTGATATATTTTCAAAAAAATATGAAGAATCAGATGAGTTTATGTATATATTTGATCATAAAATAAATAAAAGTAAAATATATTTTTCTATTTTTAAAGAATCAAAAATAACAAAAAAAGATTTAATTAATAAAATTAAAAGCATAGTTGAAGAGAATCAATATGATAATTATTTATTTTTGACTTCTGATTCTCAAACATTAAATCATATTAATGAAGTTAATAATATATTTAATATGGATATACAATTATTTGTAATTGATAAATTACAGATAAATATTTTAAAACATGTATTACAACCGGACGAAATAATTTTATATAATAATGAGGATACTGCTAAATTATTAAAAGATAGAAAATGGAAAGAAGAAGAACTTCCTAAAATTCTTTTAAATGACGCAGTTTCGAGATATTTTAATGCGAAACCGGGACAAATATTTAAATTTATAAGAACAAGCATGGTAGGTGTGAATAGCACATCTAGTCAGGGTATTTATTATAGAATAGTTGTAGAATAGTTGTAGAATAATATATATTAAATTTATATGTCAGAAAATATTTTCTCAAATTTATATGATTTCTTATACATTTATCCACCAATATTAATTATTATATATTCAATCATAATAATCTATACTAAATGTGATTTAAATATTCCTGAATTCATTAAGGAAGTATTTACTTTCTCCGAAGACACTTTGAAATTAAATAAAATTATAGAAAACGGAGCTACTTCGAATAAAACAGAACAGATTAGAAAAAAATTAGGAAATAGAACTGATAAATTAAAACAGACAAATAATCGTGTTCTAATATTTTTTGGATTAACAGCTTCTATATGTTATCTAATAATTCGATATTTTATATATGGTATTAAAGATAAATTAAATTCATTAAGTATAAAATGTGTTCTAAATAAACAAGCTGAAGAAGTTATAAAGAGACATATAAAAGAGATTAATCCAAATGCGGATGAAACAATAATTAATAGTGAAATAAAAAAGAAACAAGAACAATGTGATGAAGCAGGTAAAAAACAAAATGATAAATTTAATAAATGTATATCTTGTATAGATGTTTCA